TATAAAATGCTATAAATAATCGTGAAATGCCTTGAATTCTTTGACTATTCAAGGCATTTTCGTTATAATAAATTAGATATGAGATTTAAGCCAATAAGCCTTGATATTATAAGGATTATTTTTGTTTCGTCACAAATTCGTCAAAAATTTATCCAAAAATTTTTGATACATCCTGTGCAGCGTTCTTGCGCATCTCATCTGAATAGTGGACGTAGACATTCATTACAGTATTGATATTGTCGCCGAGTAAACTTGCTACTGTTTTAATGTCAACACCATTTGCAAGAAGTGTTGTTGCATAGGTGTGACGAAATGCATGGATGGTTTTATTGGGAACTACCGTTCTAATAGCATAATTCACATTACCAGTACTGCTAGTATTAATATTAAATAATCGCTCGGTATTAGAAATTGATTTATACTCTAATAATATATTGGATAGAATGGGAGGGATAGGAAGAGTTCGAATACTATTTCTTGTTTTCGGTTCCTTTACTCCGAATGTGTTATTTGACGTCCTAGACCATTGTTTGTTAATTCGAATGGTATTATAAGCCAAGTCTATATCAAGCCACGTTAGGGCTAAAATTTCGCCATATCTAGCCCCTGTATATCGAGCAATGGATAGTAGGGTGTATAGTTTTTTATTATCTATATATGTTTTTAACAATAGATCCATTTCATCCATGGTAAAAGTTGTTAATGATTTATATGTTTTAGTTGTGAACCGTTTGATTTCTGATACCGGGTTAGATTGTATAATTCGATATGGTTTAATAGCGAAATTAAAAACAGACTTTAGGAAGGTAATGTGCATATTCTTTGTACGATTGGCAAATTTAATGTCAGAGAGCGTTTTAAATATCATTTGATGTGATATATCTCTAACACGTTTTTGATGCAATACAGATAGATTTTTAATGATATAATGATATACTAATTTTGTATTTTCTGATATGCTTGTTTTCTCACGCATATACAATTCACACAATTCAATAAATGTAATATTTTTAAGACTGTCATCAAGAGGATTGGTGACAGTCTTTTTTAGGTTATCGACAATTTGTTGCCCATAGAGTTTTGCCTCTCTCTGAGTAGGAAAGCCCTGCTTAGACTTTTGTTTCCATTTGATCCCGTCTTTATAACTGACAATAATTTGGTAACCTTTGTCTTTCTTCCTGACTGTAAAATTATATTGCATGGTTACACATCCTTGCTATTAACCACGTGATAAAAGAATTCTTCATCTATATCTTCATATAATTCTCTTTCATGAGCAATTCGTTCTATTAGATTGATATGTTCTTCAGAATGGAAGTCATCGTGTTTAATATGTCCTAATTCGTGTAGTACACTAACTCGTTGAGCATCTAATGGCTTATTTAAATTAACCAGTATTGAATGACTGCCATCTTCATTAAGACGTACTACTGCTGTTTGTGTTTTCTTTAATTGCGTATAGATCAAGTTAATAGACATAACAACACTCTCCCCTGATAGAATTAATTAGATAAAGGTTCGTTAAAATACATATTATATGATTTATGAAATATATACATTGCAACTTCATAACTCGGAGAATATGCAGGAGCTTTACCAGAAGGTGATTTCCCAAATTTGAAAGAATCTATAGAGGAAATCTTATTTCCATTTAAATCATACCGAATTAAAGTATTTATTTTAAACTTTACCCCATTATCATTTGTAAATTCCCTTGCTAAATCATTAACTTCTTCAAATTTAAGTGCTAATGTTTTTAAACTTCTATCGTAATTAAAAAAAGAAGTCTGATTTGCTTCTACAATACTGTTTTCATCGTACCATATAGAATATACAGTAGCGTTAATAGCATAATATGGCGGATTATATCTTGATACAACAATCGTTGAATTATCAACATACGCTTCATGCATTTGGTCAGAATACACTAATGTGTATTGATTTGGATTGTTACGCAATTCATTTAAAGAAATTGCATTGCATGATAAAGGAATAAATAATATACAGATTAATATTAATAACTTCTTCATTCTACTTTCCCTCACGTTTCTTTAATCCCTCAATTAAATTAACTACAAAATCAATATCATCTTTTGACATGTCTTCAGCTGCATCAAACAACAATCGCATGTCTGGATTATCCTTTAATTTATTGGCGTATTCCGCTACTTCAGGATCGATGTAATATGGGTCATTTATATCTGACTTATCTTCAATTAAATCTGATTTTTCTACACCAAAATAATTAGCCAACTGTTCAATTTTGTTCATTCTAGGCATTTTAGTTCCATTAACCCATGTTGAAACAGTTGATTTGTTTAATTTCAAATCAGCTACTAAATCTGCTTGTGTCTTTTTATTTGCTGCTAATAAATTGCTAAGATTTTGAGCAAACACTCTCTTGTAATTAGAATCCATAATAAGCTCCTATTCTCCTCTCCTGCGTACCTATATATTAATACTTAAAGTAGTAAAACACAATACTATTTTATAAAAAAGTTTACTTTTAGTATTGACATTCTACTTTTAGTAAACTATACTAATGATCAAAGGAAGGAGGGATAAATTGAAGCGATTAAAAATTTCTTTAAAAGCTGCGAGAGTTAATGCAAATCTATCGCAAGAAGAAGTAGCAAGGAAAATGAAGAAATCCAAGGTTACAATCAATAACTGGGAAAATGGAAAAACTGAAATTGATTATGGGAATTTGAACGAATTGTGTCGATTATATTCCGTAACCATGGATGATATTCTTTTGCCTTATTAGTCTACTTTAAGTAGAAAAAAGGAGATGAACCATGCTAGTGCAAAATCAAAAAGATCTATTAGTAGCTAACAAAGTCTATGGAAACACATCAACTGCATTCGGTTGGGCTGGTCGAAATGCTGAGTATGCACAATATTGGAGAAAAATTATTAAAGAATACTTTGCTAAACGACATACAAGTAAGTTATGTAGAAAGTCCATCCACGGCAAAATCAAAGAATGTCGTGAAGCAGATAGGATGGCAAAAGTAGAATCAAGGATTCCAGTATGGAACCCATAGTTTATACGATTAAAGACGTTGCAGAATTGCTCCAATGCAGCGAAAGCAGCGTCAACAATCTTAGGGAACGTGGCATCCTACGTGAAGTAAAAGGGCTTCCGGGCGTCCGCTTCAATAAAAAAGAAGTCGAGGCGCTAGTAGGGATTGTGGATGAATACAGTCCACTACAATACAGAAAGTTAGAAAAGGAGCGTAATGAGCTTTTACAAGAAAATGAAAAGTTAAAAATGAGTATACGAAAAATAACCAGTGATTTACTGGTTATGGTAGAAGGGGAGTTGAAGTTGTGATTATTGCTTTAAAATGGGCTGCTTTTATATGGATTATCGGATCCATGGGAAGCCTAGAAATTGATAAAATTGGTTTTTCCCAGTTTCTATTACAAATCATTATTGGCGGACTAGTTTGGGTGTGCGCTAATGTGTATGAAAAAGAAAACGCCCGCTAACCGGCAAGCTAAACGGGCGCAGGCAAATTATACCTAAGTTAATTATAGCATGGAGGAGAAATGAAACGCATTGAAATCTTAATAGATGAAGCTAATCCAGATAAAAAGATAGGTATTAGTTATAACAAAGACAGTTTTGAAAATAATGAAGAAGTATTAGCAGTACTCCTTGGTTCAACAATTGGATTTGTTAAAGAAAATGTACCAAATAATAACAAAGTCTTATATCTTCAAGTTTGCATCGGAACCATGCAAACATATCAAAAGCAAATTATCTTTGACGAACAGTATAAAGATATGGATAGTAAAGATCCATTTTATGACATCATTCAAATTTTAAAAAGTAAGGAGTAAACAAATGAATGAAAAACAACAAGTCTTAAATCTAACTAATATTTGTGATGGAAAGTTAGAAGCTGAATTTGAGGAAATGTACAAAGATGCATTACGAAAAATCTCAAAAGGTCAAAAAGCTAAAATCACTATTAATATTGAAATGTTACGAGTTCCAGATACCGATACCATCGTAGAACTTGGTTACAATATTAAATCAACATTACCAGCTATCTCACGTCGTGCTATTGGTTCTTATGCGGACGACTTCACAGTAAAAGTTGATGTCAACGAAAAGCCGCAATTAGAAGTCCTAACATTTAATTCAACTACTGAAAAGAGAGGTTAACACAATGGAAGAAAAATTTAACTTGAATGTACAAACAGAAAATGGTGAAGTAATTATTCGTCATGGTGAAGCCAATGACGTATTTCAATATAACGGATTTAGATATGAACTTAGTAGCGCTGAATCATTTGTTAAAGGTGTAAAAGCTAAGGGAGACCCTAAAACATCTGTTATTACATATTCAGACAAAAAGGTGGTAGCAGTAACAGACTGCACTGTAACAGATCGTACGCAAGACAAAATTGTATACGCATTTCAAAAAAGCGAACAGTTTAAAGAATGGTATTCCATCTTTGGTCTAAGTTTAACGCAAAAAGAAATGCTTGATTTACTCCGAATTCATGAACATGAAATCGAAGATTACGAAAAGCTTTTAATTGCTGTTAGAAATTTCAAATACGTAACACAAACGGAAGGCGATTTTACTCGAACTGATGATGATAACTATGTTATGAGTATCAAAGTAAAAGAAGCTGAAGGTACTTTAAAGATGCCTCGCTTTATCTTTGTAAACATGGTCATTCTTAATGAAAGTCAATTCACTCAAAAAATTGAAGTGCAATTAGACATCATTAAACCTAAAGACGAAGGGGATAAATTATCGTTCAAGTTATCTTGTCCAATTATGAATCGTTATGTTAAAGATGCTATCAAATCTGAAACCGATTCAATTAAATCTGAATTAACCAATTACTTGTTATTGGCTGGTACTCAAGAATAAGGAGCAAATGCATGGGAGAATCAATCAAAATTAATTCATTTGAATTAGAAAATGTAAAGCGTGTTAAAGCTGTTTCTTATGAACCATCACCTAATGGGTTAACCATTATTGGTGGGAAGAATGGACAAGGGAAAACATCTATCCTTGATGCCATTGCTTGGACCCTAGGTGGTGCAAAATTTGAACCATCTAGTGCGGTACGTGATGGAAGCTACAACCCACCTAAATTAGAAGTAAAACTATCTAATGGGTTAGTGGTTACACGTAGTGGTAATAGCAGCACATTAAAAGTTGTAGATCCAGAAGGTAAAAAATCTGGTCAACGTATTTTAGATGGTTTCATTGGGCAACTAGCCTTAGACCTTCCTAAGTTCATTGAAATGAGCGATAAGGAAAAGGCAAATGAACTTTTGAAATTATTAGGCGTAGAAGACGAATTAAATAAACTCGAAGGTAAACACCAAGAGATATACGCAAAACGTCATTCTATAGGGCAAATTGCAAATCAAAAGGATAAATACGCTAAAGAGTTAGTCGGTTATGACGATGTGCCACTTGAACCAATTAGCGCATCAGAACTTATCCAACAACAACAAGCCATCTTATTGAAAAATGCAGAAAACCAAAAGAAACGTAATAACGTTTCGGCTATTCAAGCTCAAATGGTCACCATCAACAACTTGGTTGATGAAACGCAAAAGAAGCTGGAAGAACTTCAAGCCAAGCAGGCACAATTGGCTGAAGATTATGATATTGCGACAACAATAGCTAAAGACCTTGAGGATGAATCTACGGCTGAACTCGAGGAGCAAATCAAAAATGTAGATGCTATCAATCAAAAGGTACGTGCTAATCAAGAACGTGCAAGAGCATTGCAGGAAGCCGCTGATTATAAAGCAGATTATGATAACTTGACTGGCGAACTTGAAACTATCAAGGAAGATAAAAATAAACTGCTTGAATCTGTACCAATGCCATTATCAGGATTATCCATTCAAGATGGCGTCCTTATCTACAATGATCGTCAATGGGACTGCATGTCCGGTGCTGAACAACTCAAAGTCGCTACGGCCATTGTTAGAGCCTTAAATCCTAAGTGCGGATTTGTACTTATGGATAAACTCGAACAAATGGATGTAGACACTATGAAAGAATTTGGGGCTTGGCTTGAATCGGAAGGCCTTCAAGTCATTGCGACTCGTGTTACTAATAACCAAGATGAATGCTCCATCATTATTGAAGATGGACACATCAAAGGTGAAGAGTACAGTAATGTGGCAACACCAGTTAATGAAACTAAAAATGAATGGGGTGATTTTTAATGAATATTACGACAGGTAAACGAAAACGAGCTCAGAAGGTCGTTGTGTATGGTACTGAGGGCATTGGTAAAACAACCTTTGCCAGTCACTTTCCATCACCTGTATTTATTGATACAGAGGGCAGCACAGACCATTTAGATGTGGCTCGCACAGATAAGCCTACATCGTGGCAAATGCTAATTTCCTTTGTAAAGGAATTTGCAACAATGCCGGGTTTCTACCGGACTTTAGTCATTGACACTATAGACTGGGCGGAACAGTTATGTGTTGAGTACATCTGTGCTAAACATAATAAATCGGGGATTGAAGACTTTGGGTATGGCAACGGATATGTATTTGTCCGTGAGGAAATGGGCCGTTTCTTAAACCTACTTGATGAAGTTATCAACGCAGGTATGAACGTAGTACTTACTGCTCATGCTCAAATTCGTAAATTTGAACAGCCAGATGAATTAGGCGCATATGATCGTTTTGAATTGAAGCTTGGCAAAAAGACAGGAAGTCAAACCTCTCCACTTATTAAAGAATGGGCGGACATGGTATTATTTGCCAACTATAAAAACGAAATCATTACTACTCAAACAAACAAGAAGAAAGCAACCAATGGTAAACGGTTGATGTATGCCACCCATAATCCTGCGTGGGATGCTAAAAATCGACATGGGCTACCAGATATGATGCCATTTGAATACAGTCAAATCGCTCATGTTATTCCAGATGATGTACTACCAACTGCTGCAGCACAAGAATTAGCACAAGCCGCTAATAATGAATATGCTACAGAGGTAATGAATGCTACTAAGGAACAAATTGGGGAAGTTACTACAATACAACCTGTAACACTACCACAGGAAGCTGTTGATACCAACAAAAACGAAACACCATTAGTTGAAACAGCTATTCCTAAACCATTAAAAGACTTAATGGTTAAGGATGGAATTACATTAGAACAAATCCAATCTGTAGTTATCGCTCGTGGTAAGTATCCAGCTGGTACACCATTTGAAAATTATGATCCAGAATTCATTAATGGATGGATTATCCCATTCTGGCCAAATATTGTTGAAACAATTAAGAAAGGAAATTAATTATTATGACAACACAAAGCAATTTTGAAACATTCGGTAAAGCAGAAGAAGTATATTCATTTGACCAACCTATTTTAGCGGAAGAACGTGAATATACGTTACTTGAAGCTGGTTCTTATCCATTTGTAATTACTAATGTAGAAAAGAAATTCTATGAACCAAAAGAAGGTAGCAAGTTACCATCTTGTCCACAAGCTCAAATTACCCTCGAAGTAGATGGTGGCGATCAAGGGAAAACAAAATTAATTCACAATTTGTTTTACACAAAGTCAACCATTTGGAAAGTTACAGAATTATTTATGGCCGTAGGTCTTGCTAAGAAAGGTGAAAACTACAATCCTGACCCTGAACAATTATTGGGTAAGTCAGCCATGTGTGAATTGTCACAACAAGGCTATGTGAAAAATGATGGTAATAATGGTACTCGTAACGAAATAAAAAAATGTTTTGCAAACCCTAATGCTCAAGCAAATGGATACGGTGCATTCTAATGGAACTTAGACCGTATCAACAACAAGCTGTAGACTCGATATGGCATGAATGGGAAACGGTTAATAAAACATTGTTGGTTCTTCCGACTGGTACAGGGAAAACGATTTGTTTTGCCAAAGTTGCTGAGGAAGCGGTTCGCAGGGGTAAGCGTGTTCTTATCCTTGCGCATCGTGAAGAACTATTGCAGCAAGCCTCTGACAAAATTATGAGTGCGTCAGGGCTTACAACGGCAATGGAAAAAGCGGAACATACATGTCTTGGACAATGGGACCGCATCATAGTAGGTTCAGTTCAAACCTTATGCAAAGACAAACGATTGTCAATGTTCAGTAAAACGTACTTTGATGTCATTATCATTGATGAAGCACATCATGCTGTATCTAGTAGCTATCAAGCTATATTAAATTATTTTGACCAAGCAAAAGTCTTGGGCGTAACGGCTACACCAGATCGCTCAGATATGAAAAATTTAGGGCGTGTATTTGAAAGTTTAGCATTTGAGTACACGTTACCTAAAGCTATTCAAGAGGGGTTCTTGTCTAAGATTAAGGTGCAAACATTACCGCTCACATTAGATATCTCATCGGTTAAGATTTCAACTGGTGATTTTGCTGTGGGAGATATCGGTAGAGTATTGGAGCCTTACTTAGAGGAAATAGCCAATAAATTAATGGAATACAAGGATAGAAAAATCGTTGTATTCTTACCATTAATTGCTACCAGTCAACGATTTTGTGAAATTCTTAATGAACGAGGATTTAAAGCAGCAGAAGTAAACGGTAAAAGCCAAGACCGTACAGAAATTACACAAGCATTTGCTGAAGGTAAATATAATGTACTTTGCAATTCAATGCTGCTCACGGAAGGATGGGATTGTCCAAGCGTTGATTGTGTTATTGTATTACGTCCTACTCGGTCTCGTGCCTTGTATTGTCAAATGATAGGACGTGGTACACGTCTTTCACCGGGTAAAGATCATCTATTAATTTTAGATTTTCTATGGCACGTAGAACGTCACGAATTATGTAGACCTGCTCATTTAATCGCTAAGTCAGATGATGTGGCAAAACGCATGACGGAAATTCTTGAAGAAAAAGGAATGGACCTTGAAGAATGCGAAAGGGATGCAGAATCTGATGTATTGGCTCAACGTGAAGAAGCACTTGCAAAAGAACTTGCTGCTATGCGTAAGAAAAAAGCACAACTTGTTGATCCATTACAATTCGAGTTTTCTATTCAAGCCGAAGACCTTACACATTATGTACCAGCTTTTGGTTGGCAAATGACATCTATTACGGATAGCCAAAAGAAAACTCTTGAGCAATTTGGTATCAATGGTGACAGTATTGAAGATGCTGGAAAAGCATCTATGCTAATTGATAGATTGCAAAAACGTCGTGAAGAAGGATTGTCTACCCCTAAACAAATTAGATTCCTTGAAAACAAAGGATTTAAAAATGTAGGAACATGGAGCAATAACCAAGCCTCTAAGATGATTAGTCGTATTAGTGCTAGTGGTTGGCGCATTCCTAAAGGTGTAGTACCTGCTACATACAAGCCACCTGTAGAAGAATTCGTTCCTCAATGGTAAGGAGTAAACATGGAAAGCAAAATTGATTTACGAGAACTACTCGAATATATAGACCCTGCCCAATGCTCCTATGAGGAATGGTTAAACGTAGGACTTGCTCTCCATCAAGAGGGCTATCCTATGTTTATATGGGAAGAATGGTCTGCAGATGATGGAGAACGATTCCATGAAGGTGAATGTGCTGCTAAATGGGAGTCATTTGGTCGGTATACTGGAAAACTTGTTACAGGTGCCACGATCACTCAAATGGCAAAAGAAAACGGATGGACATCTAAACATAAGTTTGAAAATAATGAAGCATTAAGTTTTGATTCCATGGTATTGGCCACAACTCCAGAACAATATCAAGTTGTTGATAAGAACTGGATTGAAGAATCTGATGTTCATATTCCTAAATCATATCCTTTAGAGCAACGTAAACAAGATATTGTTACATATCTGACTACGTTATTTGAGCCGGAGGAGTACGTTGGATATGTAGTTAATACATTTGCATTACCGGACGGAAAACAGTCTCCTACGATGGGAAATTATAGCCGTACGGTACAACAAATCCTAGATGGTATTAACGGCACAACGCAATTAGAAAATGTGTTTGGCACCTTTAACAAAGAAATGGGTGCATGGATTCGCTTTAATCCAATTGATGGTAAAGGGGTTAAAAATGATAACGTAACCGCATTTCGGTATATGTTATTAGAATCTGACAACATGTCGCTCGGAAAGCAAAAAGCTATTCTTGAACAATTAGAATTACCAATTGCAGCCATGGTATTTAGTGGTGGTAAATCGATTCATGCCATCGTTAAAGTTGATGCTTACTCCTATGAGGAATACAGAAAGCGTGTTGACTTTATATATTCCATTGCTCAAAAGAATGGCTTCAAGCCGGATAAAAAGAATCGTAATCCTAGTAGATTATCTAGAATGCCGGGCGTTATGCGAGATGGTAACCCCCAATTCCTTATGGCAACCAACATTGGCAAAGAAAACTATAAGGAATGGGAGGAATGGATCGCATCCGTTAATGATGATTTACCGGAACCAGAAGAACTTGACGCATTATGGGATAACATGCCAGACCTTGCACCTCCATTAATTGAAGGAATTCTTCGTGAAGGACATAAAATGCTCATTGCCGGACCATCTAAAGCAGGCAAATCATTTGCATTAATTCAATTATGCATTTCCATTGCTGAAGGTAAGCCATGGTTTGGATTTGACTGTACACAAGGTAAAGTTCTATATGTCAATTTAGAACTTGATAGAGCGTCATGCTTACATCGATTTAAAGATGTATATGAGGCCCTTGAGCAGCAACCAACAAACATTGGGAATATATCCATATGGAATTTACGTGGTAAGTCATTACCAATGGACCAATTGGCACCTAAACTTATCCGTAGAGCTCAAAAACGTAACTACAAAGCTATCATTATTGACCCTATCTATAAGGTTATTACAGGTGACGAAAATAGTGCTGATCAAATGGCAAATTTCTGTAATCAATTTGACAAGGTGTGTACTGAACTTAAATGCGCAGTTATTTATTGTCATCACCATTCAAAAGGCAGCCAAACTGGTAAGCGGTCTATGGACCGTGCATCTGGTTCCGGTGTATTCGCTCGTGATCCAGATGCATTACTTGATTTACTAGAACTTGAACTCGAGAACATGAATGAGGATAAACTCCAAGATGCTCCTATTGATACTAACCAATGTACTGCATGGCGAATGGAAGGAACACTCCGAGAATATCCTAAGTTTAAACCGGTAGATTTATGGTTTGACTACCCTATTCACAAAGTGGATACAAACGGGTTTCTTGCAATGGCTCAATTTGATAGTCCGCAGTCTAAAGGATTAGACAAGATGAATAAACGCAAGCAGGCCGTTAAGGAAAAGAAAAAAGAGCAATTGGTAGATGCTTTTAATATTGCCGCTGCTGAAAATGGATTTAACGGCAAAGCAGATATTAAACGTGTTGCTGAAATTATGGAAGTTAGCGAAATGACCGTTCGTCGATATTTAAGGGAAACCCCAATTTTTAATGTCGATAAAGGTGAGTTGTTTAAGGTTGAAGATTGTTAACATAATTGTATTAACAATAGGTTAACAATAGTAACAACACACCTTATATATATATATAGGTATGTTGTTATTGTTTGTATCCCAATGTAAGGTGGATTCAAGCTAAGGGGGTAAGGAAAAGGATTTCTAAAATCATCCTTTTCTTACCTCTTCCCCTTAGGTTGAACCCTACATTACAAAAGGGCTTTGAAAATTGTATTGGTTATTATTAATTAGATTCTCAATAAAGGAGGATTAGTTATTGATTATTGAATTTTTCATTCCTCTTAAAAAGGTTCCTACTGTTACACATCAAACTAAGCAGGTGAATACACAACTTGGTAAACCTATCTTTTATGAATCCGATAAGTTAAAGCAAGCTAAACAAATATTCTTGGCTGGTTTAGCTGATCATGTTCCTAGTGAACCATTAGAGGGACCTATTCGATTGGTTACCAAGTGGTGTTTCGGTAAAGCGAATTGCAAAGCACCACATTGGAAAACCACTCGGCCAGATACAGATAATCTTATTAAATTATTTAAGGACTGTATGACCAAGTTGAATTACTGGAATGATGATGCTCAAGTCTGTAGTGAAATTACAGAAAAGTATTGGAATCCAGTAACAGGGATTTGGGTACATATTGAAACGTTGAAAGGTTGATGCTATGAAGAAAAAATTAGTTTATGTTGCTCATCCGTATGGAGGTAAGGAAAGCAATCGTAAAAAGATTGATGTGATCATGGGAAATTTGGTTTTAAATGATACTAATCATGACTATATTTCCCCTATTCATAACTTTGGGTATGTATATCTGACTGGTGACGATTACCAAAGTGGATTAGATATCTGTTTAAGCCTGCTTGGACATTGTGACATTTTAGTATTGTGTCCAGCGTGGGAGTCTAGCCGAGGTTGTAATGGCGAATTTGAATTTGCTAAGAAACATAGTATTTCCACTTTTACGTTAAGTGAATGGAAAGCGTTAAATCGAATTTAATAAAGGAATGCTAGTGAAGATATTGGATGCGTGTTGTGGTAGTAAAATGTTTTGGTTCAATCGGGAATGCAAAGATACTGTATACATGGATAACAGAACAGAAAATACAACTCTTTGTGACGGTAGAAAGTTAATTGTAAAACCTGATATTGTTGCAGATTTCCGTAAGATGCCTTTTGAAGATGAGAGCTTTCACTTAGTAGTGTTTGATCCACCACATTTATTAAAAGTAGGTGATAAATCATTCTTGGCATTGAAATATGGTTGATTAGAACAAACATGGCAAGAGGATATTAAACAAGGGTTATCTGAGTGTTGGCGAGTACTAAAACCAAATGGAACGATGATATTTAAGTGGAATGAAGAACAAATAACGTTGCCGATGGTTAAAGGGTTACTTCCTAGTGAGCCAATATTTGGCCAACGCAGAGGTAAAACAGTATGGTTAGTATTTTTTAAAGGAGACTAAAAATATGTACGAATTACAAACAAAAGCAATTGAAGCAGCTCGTAAAGTATTAATTGAAAATTTGGGTTATCAAACTGTTGAACCAGAAGATATGTTCATTGTTTGGTTTTGTAAAACCCTACAAAACTGGAAAGCCATTGTTAGTGGTCGGACTATCGAAGAATTTATCGAAGTTACACATAATGGCGATCGTAATGAAACATATATTGATGTATACTGCAAAACTAAAAATGTGTGTATTAAAGGTGAGTAATGAAGCAGAAGTATACTAAAAAACAATTAGAAGTTGAATTAGCGATGTTGCGAATTAGCTATGAAGTAGAGATAGCTAAAAAGATAATGGAACATCAACGATATGTTAGGGAAACGGAAGAAAAAATAGATAACCTAAAGTTGTATATGGGCATTGGTGGTTTAATTGTAATTGTGTGTGTAGTGTCATTAATACATGTGTTGATTAAGTAAAGGATATGGGCGGTGAAATATCCGTCCTATCATAAGAGGTGAGTATGAGACTTTATAGTACGTTATTTGAAGAAGGAATAGGTAATACTATTAACCTTTTATCCTGTGCGTTAACCATTGTTAATATTAATGATGTTTTTATACCTAAAATTAAATATGATTTTAATAGTTTTTTAATCCAATATGACATTTGCGATGTGCACATTGAACACAGTATAGGTTTAATGGAAATTCAATATTCAAAGATGTCTTTAGAAGAATTTGTGTATAGCATAAAACGCCATGTTTTAGCTGAGTACTTCCGTGTATTTGAAAACAGAAATAAGTTAATGTGGGATGCAGTACATGATGAAATAAAACAAAATACAATATCTAATACATTGAAATCTTGTATAAAGTTAGCAGGTGATACCCATGAATGAAATGGTTGTTATAAACATTCTACTGGTGATTTACCTTGTGGTTATTTTTAAAATGTCCTATTACTCTTATCGTGAAGCCGCCGCATTAAAATATTTTATGGTTTCTGATGCATATAGAATGCAATTGCAGAAAATAATTAGATCACAAATACTGGATATGGTAATATGTAGCATTCTGTTTGTTTTAAATATTGTCTGTGTGGTGGTCCTATGGTAGAACTTAGTAAAAAAGAATATCGTGAACTGGCATATGAGTATTTACACGAAGCGAGTAAGGCAGCATTGAGGATTAAATCGTTAAAGCGTAATATCCAACGTATTAAAAGCGATATCACATCATTACGTGCAGTAAACTACGGGAAAGAACGAGTAGACGGCGGTGAACCATCAGGAATTGAAGATGATATTAATCGGCTACTAAATATGGAAATGAGGTATAAACGTCAAATCCATGAACTACTGACTAAACGTGATGATGCTTGTCATATGATCGATACATTAACTAATACGGTTGGCTCGATTATCCTCATGCAACAATATATCAATGGTATGTCTGCTAAGGGAGCATATTCATTTGTTGGTTACGGTGAATCGCAAGGTAAAGAATATAAGAATTTGGCACTTGTAGAGCTTGGATATAAACTCCGACGGAAATCGGCGGTAAACGGCTAATATCGACCTTTTAAGTCCACTATATCTATGATATATTGTAAGTGGAAGAACATGAGTTCATCTCCTAAGCATTTAGAGTACCAAACGCAAAAAAGGCGCATCTTAATTGATGTGCCTTTTTTGTTACAGAAAATTATGACACAAATACACTGCATCAAGCACAAATGCTTGAATAATAAAAACGGAATATGTACGGCCAATGAAATATTTTATGATGGCCTATGTCAATCCTATATTACGCATTCAAGCGCTAGCAAAAATTCATGCGGATTATGTGTAAGGAAAAATGGGAAGATGATTCGCAAGGGCGGTAATACATTAAAGTGAGGTGATGATCCATTGCGAGTAAATAGAAAAAACTGGTTGACTGACCCTGATAATTTATTACGTGCAGAAGGTTGGGCTCGTGATGGCCTTACTGATGAGCAAATAGCAAAAAATATAGGTATTTCAATTAGAACTTTATACGACTGGAAAAAGAGTTCGCCGCAGTTTTTGCAGTCCCTTAAAAGAGGGAAGGAAGTCATTGACCTTGAAGTTGAAAATGCATTACATAAACGTGCTATAGGTTACGAATATGAAGAGAAAACATACGAGAATGGAAAGCTTGTTAAAGTTGTAAAGAAACAACAGCCTCCGGATGTTACGGCTCAAATATTCTGGCTGAAAAACCGTAATCCTGAAAAGTGGAGAGATACTAAAAATATCGATGTCAAAGGTGAGCTTACGGTGTCTGCTATGGATAAATTAAAAGCTGCAAGGGAGAAAGCTAATGGAAAAACATGATGAATTAATAGAGGCATTAGGCGCTCTTACACATGATCCGTTAGCGTTTGTATATTTTGCCTATCCTTGGGGAGAGCCGGGGACGCCATTGGAAGATATGGAAGGGCCTGATGAATGGCAAATACAAATCTTAAAAGATATCGGTGAACAATTAAAGAAGGGCAAAGACCTACAAACCGCTATTCAAGAGGCGGTAGCATCTGGCCATGGTATCGGCAAATCAGCACTGATATCATGGCTTATTCATTTTGCAATATCTACTCATGAGAATACTCGTGGCGTAGTAACTGCTAATACAGAAGGTCAGCTCAGAACAAAAACATGGCCAGAGCTTAGTAAGTGGCACAATATGTTCATTGCTAAAGATTTATTTACGTATACGGCAACAGCTATATTCAGTAGTGATAAAGACTACGAAAAAACATGGCGTATTGATGCTATTCCTTGGAGTAAGAATTCCCCTGAATCATTCGCCGGTCTTCACAATCAAGGTAATCGGATATTGGTTCTATTTGATGAAGCCTCTGCTATTGATGATGTCATTTGGGAAGTAACTGAAGGGGCTCTTACAGATGCTAACACGGAAATTATTTGGTGTGCATTTGGTAACCCTACTCGTAATAGTGGGCGGTTCCGTGAATGTTTTAGAAAATATAGAAAGTTCTGGAATACATATCAGATTGATAGTAGAACCGTTAAGATATCTAACAAAGCTAAGATTGAAGAATGGTTAGAGGCTTACGGTGAGGATTCCGACTTCTTCAAAGTTCGTGTGCGTGGTGTGTTCCCTTCCGCATCAGATTTGCAATTCATCTCTACTGAAATTGCTGACAAAGCACAAAAACAATCTTATAAGCCGGAAGCATTTGAACATCTACCTGTAATCATTGGTGTGGATCCTGCATGGACTGGTTCAGACTCCTTAGAAATAGTAATGCGTCAAGGTTACTCTATGAAGTCGCTTGCATCTATTCCTAAGAATGATGATGACTGGCGCATGGCTCAGCTGATTGCTCAGTTCGAGGACGAATACAAAGCTGATGCCGTATTCATTGATATGGGGTACGGTACAGGAATATATTCTATCGGTAAGCAATTAGGGCGCAAATGGCGATTAATTGAGTTTGGCGGTAAGAGTAATGACCCTGTATACCTCAATATGAGAGCCTACATGTGGGGACAGATGAAAGAATGGCTCCGTGAGGGTGGTTCTATTCCACCAAATGACCAAGCCTTATACGATGATATCGTAGGGCCTGAAGCGATCATTGATAAGAATGGTCGCATTCAGCTTGAAAGTAAAAAAGATATGAAAGACCGAGGGTTGCCATCTCCGAATAAAGGGGACGCTCTCGCCTTGACCTTTGCTGCGCGGGTCGTTAAAAAAAGCGAAACAGGCAATAGGATTGTAGCTAATACAAGTTACAGTCCTTTTTAATTTGTTAGAAAGCGAGGAATAAAGATGTGTATGAAGAGTGCATCTGCTAACTATACACCACCTGCTCCAGCTCCAACTGTTCAAACGAATATGAGTAATCAGACTGGTGAGGAAATGGCAGAAACTAAACGCAAATTCAAACGTGGCTTTGAATCTACTATCTTAGGTCCGACTGTGGGCGGCCAGAAATCAATTTTAGGGGGATAGCATGGCGGAAATGGAATCTTTACTGGCTAGACAACCTACGGAGGGCGTTAAGCCTGTTAGGCGTGATTATGCGAAGTTGAGAAAGAAATTCTCTCAGCTATTTAATGCGCAGCAACGATATGTAAATAAGTGGAAGCAGTTGCGTGACTATCAGTTGCCGTTTATTGGTCAATTTGATGGTGAAGAAGATCAATCAGAACCTTATAACGGTAAAATCCTAAATCCTGTAGCTTGGGAAAGTTGCCAAATATTTGCCAGTGGTGTTATGAGCGGACTTACTCCACCAAGCCGTAAATGGTTTAAGCTAACCATGGAGAATATCGACGTAGCAGCTAATAGCCAAGTCGCTGAATTATTGGATGAACGAGAGGAAATCTTGTATGCGGTTCTTGCTAAATCCAATTTCTACAGCGTAGTTCACCAAGTTTACATGGAACTAACCATGGGTCAAGCTCCTATGGGGATATTTGCTGATAGTGAATCTGGTGTTCGTTTCACATCGTATCCGATAGGTACCTATGCTATTAGTACTAACAGCAAGGAAATCGTAAATATTTTTGGTCGTAAATACAAAATGACAGTTGATCAGATTGTCGAACAGTTCGGGTATGAAAATTGTCCGGATAACATAAAGAATATTTACGATAACGGAAATAGCTTGCAACAATCATTTACAGTCAATTGGTTGGTTGAGCCTAACAAAGACCGTAAGGATAAGTTAGGACGTCGCAATATGCCGTATTCGTCCATTTATTGGGTTGAAGGTAGCAACAGTGATGAAGTGTTATATCATGGTGGCTTTGAAGAATGGCCAATTCCAATTGCTCGGCATACGTCAATGGATTTAAATGGCTACGGTAAGGGTGCCGCATGGTTTGCCCAACCAGATTCACAAATGCTACAAAAGTTGGAATTCGATTATCTAACAGCCGTTGAGTTAGGTGTTAAGCCTCCTATGCAAGCACCATCTGATGTTATCAGTACGGTTAACTTGTATCCGGGTGGCATTACAGAGATTGAGGGACAACATAAAGTTGAACCGATGTTTGCAGTACAGTCTAATTTACAGGATATTCAAAATAAGATTGCAGTAACAGAGGATTCAATCAAGAGAGCCTATAGTGCGGATTTATTCTTGATGTTAGACCAAATCGACAAGGGTCAGATGACGGCTCGTGAAGTTATGGAACGCACTCAAGAAAAATTACAGCAATTAGGTCCTGTTGTTGAACGATTGCTATCTGAATTCTTAAATCCAATCATTGAACGTGTGTATTCGGTACTAGATCGTGCCGGTGTATTTCCACCTGTTGATGATGAGGAACTCTTAGACCAATTAAACGGTCAAGAAGTGAAGATTGAATATATCTCACCACTTGCCCAAGCGCAAAAGATGAGTTCATTGGTAAATATCGAACAGTATTTTGCGTTTATTATGTCTTTGGCACAAGCTAATCCTAATATCGTCAACAAGTTCAACTTTGAGGAAGCGGCCAATACATACGGTGTAAATCTCGGTGTTCCGGCTAAGATTATTCGTTCTGATGATGAATATCAAGAAATCTTAGCACAACAAGCACAAGCACAGGCTGAACAGGAGCAGCAAATGCAGTTAATGCAAGCGGCTCAACTAGCACCTCAAATGGCTAGTGCGGCCAAACAAGCAACAGATGCCGCCAATGATGGCAATCCTGCATTACAGCAGTGGCTAGGAATGGACGGTGTCTAGATGAAGAAAACTATTAAAGATTATATGCAAGAGCGAGATATGCAAGCTCTCAACCACGTACTTAGCACAGAGCTAGGTAGGTGGTTTTTTTGTCGCCTAATGGATCGCTCGGGCATCTTAAAGCAATCGTTTACTGGAAATAGTGAGACGTATTTTAACGAAGGAAGGCGTTCGATAGGGCTGTTATTCCATAAGGACCTAGTTAAATTAGGCACCGATGGCGTTAAACAGTACCATCAAGCGCAGCTCGAATATATCGGGCAACAAGAATATTTTAATAATTTAGTCGAAAAGGAGAAACAAAATGGCTGAAGAAAATATGGGTGCTAACAATAACATGACTGGCAATGAACCGGGCACGAATCCGGACCAAAATAATCCTACGCCACCTACTGAACCACCTGCTAAACCAGATGGCGAAGGTAGTAATCCATCTGTACTAGGCGGTGATAATACGCCACCTGCTGAACCAACAGTTTATGATTTCAAATCCGTGTTCCCTGAAGGTACTGAACTTGATGAAACTGTATCTGCAGACTTTAGCAAATTACTTAACCAAGTCGGTGCTACACAGGAACAGGCTGTTGAACTAGCCAAGTTTGGCAGTCAGTATGCACAGAACATCTTGACTGCTTATCAAGAGCAGCAAGAGCAAGCAGTTATTGAAAAGCAACAAGCGGATTATGAACACGCCAAAAAGGAATTAGGCGGTAAATTCGATGAAACTGTAGCGCTTGCAGGCAAAGGCATCGAAGCACTAACTAAAGCGGTACCGGAATTACGTCAATTACTTGTTGATAGTCACATTGACAACAATATCAACATGATTAAGGTATTTGCGGCCGTTGGTGAAATGGTTCAGGAAGACCCGGGTAAAGGTACAAGACAAGCTGGAACCGGTCAAAATTCTGATGAAGAAACAGCAAAACGAAAAATGTATCCATCTATGTATTAAGAAATGAGGTAAATAATTAATGGCTACAATTGGAACTCAAAATTTAACACTTTTAGATTTGCAAAAACGAATGGATCCTAATGGTAATGTCGCTCAAATTATTGAGCAATTAGACCAATCCACTGAAATTATTCAAGATATGACGATGGTCGAATGTAACCAAGGGTCTAGCTTTGTAACGACTGTACGTACTGGTTTGCCAGATGTTACATGGCGTAAATTATATGGCGGTGTTCAAGCGTCTAAATCCTCCACACGTCAAATTACCGACAATTGCGGTATGCTTGAAGCATATTCGCAAACTGATAAAGCGCTTGTTGATAAATCCAAAGATAAAGCATCCTTCCGTGCAACTGAAGATAAAGCATTCGTTGAATCCATGGGGCAGGAATTATGTCGTACAATCTTCTATGGCGATGAAAATACGCCAGAAAAATTCATTGGCTTGGCTCCTCGCTTCAATACTCTTGATATTAAGAAGGCAGCAAGTGCAGAAAACATTCTTGATGCAGGTGGCACAGGTAACTTGGCATCTATTTGGCTTGTTGGTTGGGGTCCTTTGTCCGTTCATGGCATTTATCCTGAAGGTTCTGCAGCAGGCTTGCACCAAGAAGATAAAGGTGTTGTTACTGTTACTAAAGAAGATGGATCCATGTTCGAGGCATATCGTACACACTTTAAACATGATGTTGGTTTAACTGTACGGGACTGGAGAAATGTCGTTCGTATTGCTAACATCGACGTTACGAAATTGACAAATGATGCTAAAGCCGGTGCAGATCTTATCAACTTAATGATTGAAGCGGAAGAACGTATTCCTAATCTTGGTGGTGTTCGTCCAGTTTGGTATATGAACCGTA